GAACCATTTTTGAATTGGAAATTAGTCGATTCAGAATTTGAATAATTTAATGATGGAAAATCGGGGTCCTCCACAATATTCTCTCCACCCAATCCAACTTTTTTACCGGCATTTCCTTTATACTTTGGTGAAGTCCAAGTGAATCCACCCATAATGTCACCACCACTACTATATGTTGGTCCGTTTGCCCCCAACTTAATAGCTTTACTTGGCCCTTCATAAAGTTGTGCAATTTCTTGTGGACCATAAACTGGCGATTGTATTTCACCACCAAACGAATCTGTTGGTAAATCCCCTTGTGGTGATAAAATGTCACCAGGTTCTGACTTAGGTGAACCTATGTAATAATTCGAATCGTTTTCAGTAGCACCTCTTAAAGCCCCCCTTACGTTATCAAAGAAAGTTCGTGTGTAGGCCGGTTTAAATAAATTGTAATCTAATGATTGGAACAATAAATTTTTAGTTCCTGAACCCGTGTTCTGTAAAAATAAAATAGAACCTGACTTTGGTGAACCTAATAATCTACCAAAAAATCTACCAATACCTGAGTTAAGGTTCGCTTGAGCGTAAGCCCCTGACAACTGTTGGGTTGTCATTGGTAATCTTCTGTTTATAGATGAATCAAAGTAGTCACCAGGTATTGTTGAGTATGGCGCGTAACTTCCTGAGACTCTATTAATAAAATCAGCGGCAGCACCTAAAACAGCACTACTCTGTGTAATATTGTAAATTGGTTCCAAAATCGGAACTCTTCCTAAGATAATACCAAAAATATCTGAACCACCGGCGCCATTCAAGAAGTTTGCACGACCTATAGTATTTCTTCTAATGTTTGTAGCAATTCTTTTTTCAAATTGTTCTTTCAACAACTTTGAACCAAGTTGTACTATAAATGAATCTTGTGAAGCCAGCCCATTACTTCCTACAGGGTCATTCTGTAAAAGAATGTTCACTGAACGATATATTGAGGGTACAAACGTTGGGTATTGTTGTGCTCTTTGACCTTTACCTAAAATTTCATCCAAACTTACATACTGACCACCATCGATAAGTGCTGGCGGGTCAAATAAGTTCAATGGCTGCCAAGCAGGTGAAATACCAGGAAAACCTGTCTGAGCCGCTTTGGGTGCTTCATCTATTAGTCTTGCATCACTGTAATCATATTCACCCTCGTTTGAGTTCGTATTTTGAAGTGTGTTTGGGTCTCTTACTTGTTTATAACCACCTGACGCACCATATTGGTTTAAGGGATAAGCCTTAGCAGCAAATACGGGATTGTCTATTAGAGTATCGTCAGAATCTGTTGGAGTTAAGTCCCTCTGAATTGTTTCGTAATTAATTGGGGGTGTCGCCTTAGTTGGTGATTTTACATAAGGCACGAGGTTTCTTACAATAAGTTTTTGTCTGAAAACCTCTGAGCTAGCAAAATCTAAAGGACTACCCATTTTGTGTTTTTAAATAAATAGAAACTTGGTCGTTTTTTATTTGTTAAGAGCTTTTATTTCAGCCGCGGCTCTTTCTCTTATAATTTGGTGAAGTTGATTTTGGAATTCCCTATCCCTGAAAAGTGCTTGGACTTGTTTTGGGTCTACACCTGGAGTTTGGACATTAACATTAATTTGTCCGTCTAAATTAAAATCTCCATTTATTGTCTGTGACTGAGAAGAAACTTTTGTCAAACTTTTAATAGCATCTGTCAATTCTTTATATCCTACTCCTACTGCAGATAGACTTTCTTTTGGCATATTCGTCCCAAGTTGTGACAAGAATCCTTTCATTATTTCAGCACTCTTTGCAGGAATATCATCTTTCTGTTTTGCCAACTCATTAAGAGCTTTTTCAATTTGTGCTGGGTCTCTTGTAGTAATTGCATCCAATACAACTTGTCTAAGACTATTTCCAACTCCCTCAAACATTGTTCTCATATCTTGTTGAGATGGTACCGCTTTGTTCAAGCTTGTTGAAACATCATCGTAGATTGTACCCAAATCTTCAAAAACTCTTCTAAATCCAGTCTGACCAGCCATTCCATATAAGAAATAATCTTTAATGGCTGCTGTATCCATAGCCATTTTTTCAGAAACTCTGAACTGACTTCTTTGTATTTCTTCAATTGTTTTGGGTTCTTGTTCTTGTTGTTCTATTAACTTACTAAACTGTTGAGATGTCAGTTCCGAAAGTTTTACATCTATTTCACCTTTTTGTTCGTCAAAAACTCTAACAACGTAATCACCATCTTTTTTCTTAGCTAAGTTAGCAATCATCAATTTATCTTCTTCAGTTGCATCAATACTGAAGTTGATGTCAGATAATCTTGTATCGAGTTCCAACGCGGCTAAGGCAGTTTTCTTTAAGTTTTCAGCACTCAAACCAGTTTGTTTCTCTACCTCCCTTAACATTCTAATTCCGTATGGATTGATTTCAAACCTCTGAGTTTCTTCGTCAAACTGAGCGTATGTTTTGGCTAAATCAATTACACTATCTTGTAATTTTCCTGGGTCGTTAATTGACGCATCCATCAATGCAAATGGGTCAACCAAAGTACCCATAGTTACACCCAATCTTTGGAAAGCTGATGCCAACTCTATAGCACCTTCAGGGTCTATAGCCTTGTCAGCCAACTGAGCAGTTTGATTCATATCAAAACGTAACATAGATGCTTGTGCAGCCATCTTTGTTAGACCCATAACACCATCTTGGAAATTGAATCGGTTCATATACTCCATATTACGAGTTACATCCCCCATAATTTCTTTAGCATTCAGTCCCATACTTTGGATGTACTGAATAGACTCAGCAGTTATTTCTCCAATGTTTTCAATACTGTTTCCTACCTTGACAAAATCTTCTACTAAGTAATCTGCGGATTGACCCAACAATTTTGATGTGGCATAAATCTCTTGAACGGTTTGAGATGTCTCTACAACATTTCGTCTTGAAGCCAATGCAATGTTAGTTATTGTTTCTTGTGTTGCTTGTAAGTTACCACCCAATCTAGTAACACCAGCAATAGAATCTGAAAGAGCTGTGGAAAATTCCAATACTCTTGTTCTCGATTCTAAAAAACCATTGTTGATATCTTTAATACCCTGAGATAGATTGTCAAAAGCACCAATAAGACCTTCGTCTTTTAGACCGGCTTTGAGTTTGTCAATCGCCCCCAAGAAACCACCAATGTTATCTTCAGCCATATTAGTTTTTTAGATAAATAGATTATTGGTCATTTTTATTGTGGTTTGTTTTCATCCACCCACTTATCCAAAAGATATTTTCGAAAATATATTGGCATAGTCTGAAACTCAGACCAACTCACTCCAACTAACTTGGACAGATAATAAAACTCGTCTAATTGTGTTTTTCTATACTCAGAAGAAAGGGCGAAAAAACTCGACCCCAAACCCTACGTTAACCGTAAGTTTTTCTCCTGATGGGGCTATAATAACCCTAGACATATCGAGTCTAGGTTCGTTATCATTCATAAATTTACTTATGAATTTCGAATCTGCAATTGGCATTGTCTCAACAAACTTTGCAATTTCACCTTTGTCTGTAGTTTCACCCACTCTTTGAATTTCTTTTTGTAGTCTCAGGGTTCTTCTCGGTGCCACACGACCTTGGGGGTATGATTGGATTTGTCTACTTAAATCCATAGTTTCACCATAGTTCAATGGTTTTAACTTTACAGTTGTTTGGGAGGTGGGAAGAGTGACTGTAAATGTACCGTCTTCAGCAGGTTTCTGTCCTCTTCTTATGTTCATCTCATCTAATCTAACATTAGTTTTAAACTCTCTATCGGTTTTTGGGTCTTTTAAAGTCAATTCCATTTCTGGACCAAAAGCAGTGTTTCTTAAGAAGATAAGAATTGCCTCAACATCTCCTTCGAGTAATTCCTCAGGTCTCATACCCGGTTCAAAAACTTTAGCCCTTAATAAATTAAGAGTCATATCTTGACCTCCTGCTAACAAGATGTTTTCATCTGAAGCGGTTAGATACCCTACTTTTATAGCGTCTTTTTTGTTTTTATAAAACATACCAGCTGAGGGTAGTGTTACCACATCGTGTGGTAAGGTAAAATTCATTTGTCCGTATTCTTCTACATTATTTTCCATAATAAAAAACCGTAGGGGTTGTCCCTACGGTTAAATATAACGTATAGAAAAAATTAATAAAGATTAGTATACAAGAACACAACGGTCCATTCTTAGAGTCGCCGTGATTGTTGCTAACTGGTCCTGACTGTAACTTAATTGGTTAAAGTTTACGTCTGTTAAGAAAGTTCCATAAAGAATCCATTTCTCAACAACAACTCCTGTTGGGTCCAACATTTCAAGGTCGATGTCTTTTTTGTATCCCGCAGCATAACCCATACGACCTGTTACAGATTCAGCGTGTAAACGAACCCACTCCATTAGAGCCTGAGCCGCTGACGGACCAATTGGGTCACGGAATGTCACATTTATTGTCTGCCAATTGAATCTACCTGCAACAAATGTAGATGTATTTAAGAATTGTATTTCGGTAGCACCAATCGTAATATGAGGTCTTGATGTACTTTCTACAAACCATTCGTTAATCCCCAAAGAGGATGGAAACCTTAGAATAAAACGATTCTGACGTTTTGGTTCGTAAGGTATGGGCATTTTCATTAATAAATCAGCCATTGTATAAAATTTTTTTCTTTAACGTTTTTATTTTCTTATAAATATAACCTCGGTGAAAATATTTCTCTTGACTTAATTCTTTCAAAATATTACTATTGCTAGTACCAGTTCCAGTTTAGTTATTTATTTCTAGTTTATTCTAATTAATTACTTAACTAGTTAGTATTTCTTCTTTATTCCTCCAGCAGTAGAATAAGTTTGCACATTTTCTTTGTCCTTAAAATGTGTTTTCATTGCTTCGAGATTTTTTAAGTCATCATCAGAGAACCCTATTTGTGGTTCTGCAGGAATGAATTTATTAGCAATGTCTTTCTTTAATACAGCTTTTCCTTTTAAAAGTGAAGCCATACTCTTAACATAGTAAATGAAGTTTTCCATAGCCCTTACTTTCGCCTCTTCAGGATTTGACGCACCAGTCGTATCACCAAAACTTACAGGGTTATATCTATTAAGTTCTAAGTAAGACCTAATTAATTGGTCGTCAGTCATTTCTTCTTCACCTGCAAAGTCACGGTACTTCTTTAAGTTTTTAATCAACTTATTCTTGTTGATACCTTTGAAGTTATTGATAATGTAATTGTAAACTCCTTCTTTGAGTGTGTCAGGGTGGTGTCCTCTTGCTGTGATGATTGCAAATATGGACCCATTATTAACCGCCTCCACAAAGTCAGCCCAAGCGGGACCTGTCTTAGCTCTCATAGCATCGACCAAAAAATCGTCATCTCCTTCGACCCTGAAATTTCGGAACGGATTCTCTGCATAACCCACAATTGTCTGACCATTGTAGTCAAAATTTTCTTTACCAATTTTTTCACGGTAAAGTGCGAAGTCCTCAGTTGTCATAGGTACTTCATCACCGTTTTCATCTTCCAAGATTATTTTAGTTGGCATATGAACAATGTTGTCATCCCAGTCAAAAGCATAGTACTTTAAATCTGGTGTACCTTGTTTTGTTATACCCTCTTTAAATTCTTTTTTCATATAAAGGCAAAAAGTGGGGTTTTACCCCCACTTTATAATTTCGATTTATTAAATGTTCTCGAACGAAGCTCCTGTTGGAGTAATCAAGAACTCGATGTCAATAAATTCAAGTGCTTTAGTTGGTTTCAAGTAAATCTTACCTGTTAGGGTGTTTCTATCCAAATCTTCAGGTGAAGAACTTACTGTCACACGGAAGTCATATAAACCTCTGTCTCTTCTGATTGAGTCAAGAATTGGGTTTACAGAATCCAAGAACTGTTGTCTTACAATTTCATCGTTTTGTTCGAACAACAATCTAACTGCCACAGCTGAAATTAATTTACGAGCTTGTAACAACAATCTTCTAACATTCAATCTGTTAAGTGCTGAGTCAGCAACTTGAAGAGTTTTGTTACCCCAAATTACTGTTCCAACGTCAGAGAATGTAGCAATTGGGTTGATACGTCCCTGATACAAAGTATCTCTATCTTCTTGTGTTAGTTTCAATCTTGCTTTAACAGAGTTAACCAAACCTCTTGTGTAACCCGCCGTTGCGAACCAAGGGAATGAAATGTTATCTGTCAGTGCCAAATTTCTACAAACTTCACCTGTTGGTGGTAAGTAGATTTGTGTATTATTCACAGTGTCTCTAACCAAAATCCAAGGATAGTAAGTTGAAGTGTAAGATGAATCAATTGCGGTGTTATCTAAGTTGTCAACTGCCTCTTGTGGGTAGATGATTTCGTACTGACTACCTCCGTCAGGAGTGTACATATTGTAGTCAGGTGTTGTAACGATGTAAACTGAGTCAGCTCTTTGTTGTTCAACAAGTCCAATTGCTGCTTCACACAAGTTTGAGTTATTAACGTAGTCAATACTAGCAGTTGCAAACACGTTGATGTTTGTTGATTCAGGATTGTCAAATGTCAACATACCTAACAAGTAAGCGTAGTAGTCAGTGTTTGCAAAATCCTGAGTGTTATTAGCAACTACGATTCTCTTGAACGTACCATCACCAGATGCGTTAGGGTATCTCACTGATGGGTAAGCTCCCTGTAAGTAACCCGATGCTCCAAGTGCGAACCTGTCCTGATTTGTTCTGAACTCTCTGTAAGCATCCCATCCATCAAAACCACCTTGGAAACAGAAAGTGAACTTTCTTGAATACAAGAAGTAGTATGGGTTTTCTTGTGTTGATGGGTCGTCTGTAAAGTCAGCAACACCACAGACAAACGCTGCTTGTCCACTAGTAACGTAAGCGTCACCGATTGTAACAACCGTTGCACCTGAGTCCATATGGAAACCTTGAGTTAAGTAGTTCCAAGGAGTAGAATCGGTAGCCAAAGTCCAGTTTGCGACAGGGTTTTGTTTACCTTTGTATTGTAACAAGTCTGAGTCGATACCCAAAGAACTGGACATACCTAAGTATGTTCTTCTTACAACATCACCTGATGTGGTTGTTATGTTTGAACCACCAGCGGTTGTACCAAATGGGGGGTCATATACAGTTTCTCCTGGGTAGAAGTATTTGTTTTTAATAATTGGGAATGGAGATGGGTTTGTAGCCGTCTCGTAAACACGTGACTCTAATCCGTAGAATCCACAAGGAAGTGCATCTACAGGTGCCTCATCAGCCATTTCAATCATAATGTAAGTTGAGTTCAATGGGAACTCACCATTTGATGAACCAATTTTCTTACCAACGAAACTGTTAGAGAATGGGTCCATTGTACAGTTAGTGTATTTTTCGTAAACAACAGGATTTGCGTCAGTGTCGAAGAAATCTCTAACTAACACATCAAATGTCATATTTCCAAAAGAAATGTTTTGGATAGAAATTTTAATTTCAGTGTTAGCAGCATCTCCATCAGAAATTGAAACAAATCTGAAAAGTTTGTAAACCTTGTTACCTCTTAATTCAGATACAACATAAGGTGTTTTTGGTGTTTGGTATTTTTCTAAGTACCAAGCGATTGAGGTAGTAGAAGTAGTATCTCTCGCTTCAGGTAACGCAACCAAGTCACAATTCAAACCACGAATGTAACCTTTATTGTAACCGTAGTTTAACAAACCAGGATAAGATTCTTCAACAAACAACGGTGTTGTGAATCTTGACTTACTGAAGTTTGTAAGACCTAAAACTTTTGTGATATAGTTTGTATCATTAGATTGGAATGAACAATCAAACGTAAATCCTGAACCTTGATAAGTTACACCACTAATTTGGAATGGTGCAAAAGGTGACAATGTTACACCTGAGTAAGCTCCTGAACAGTTCATAACAACATCTGTAAGACCTGTAACTTGGTAATTCATACCGTGGTCGTTTGAGTCATAAACCGAAATACCTCTTGAACGTAAAGTTGCGATTACTAAGTTATTGTAATCACTAAATGCTGTACCACTCAAAGTGTATACACTTCCTGAAACTGTACCTGAGAAAGTACCTGATGCTCCTGTAGAATAATTAGTAACTGCGTAGTTCCAAGAATAACCTGAATAATCGTTGTCAGCGTAATTTACAAAAGTTGCATAATACCAAGGGTCATTAACACCATCTGTCAAATCAGCATCATCAATATTCAAATTATCACAACCAAATACGTTATTCAAAGTAGTATAAGTTCCGTCTATGTTACTGTAACCCGCTGAAGAAACACTACCGTAAACATTTACTGTGTTAGCTGAAATTGTTGTATTACCTGAAATTGATTTAATGAACGATAAGAAATCCGCAGCATATGAAGAAGTTGAACCATCATTCAATGTGTATTGTGTATTCAAATCATTACTAACTTCAGTTGGTAATGCACTTGTAAATGAAATAGAAGTGCCTACTGATGACCCTGTGAAAGTTGCCGACCAGTTTGTTACACCAGCTTCTAAACCAACTGTTGTACCGTCTACGTTGGCAACAATTCTGATAGACCAAGATGGACCCGCATCATAACCTGACAAACCGAGAACTCTTGTTACAAAAAGTTGGTTAGATTGTTGTAAATAAGATTTAGCGATGTAAGCGGCCTCGTACTTTGGGATTTGAGTACCTATAAATTTTACAGGTTCTGTTCCCCCAAAGAAATTTTGGAACTCATCGTAATTTGTGATAAAAATTGGTTCGAAAGCTGGACCTTTTAAAGTCTCACCTACCACACCCAAAGTGGTTACACCCACGCTCTGTGCTACAAATGATAAATCTGTTTCGGATGTATAAACTCCAGGTGATACAAAAACCTTTGAATTAACTTGTGTTGCCATTCGTTATTATTTTCTTGATGTTATTTATTTCTTCATAAATATTAGAATAAAAGACAAAAAACTTGACTTTTGAATATGTATTTGTAAACAGGCGCCTTTTTTTCTGCCTTTTTTCTACCTTATGGAAAAACCCCGTCGTAATATCAAGAATATAAAGATTTCTACAGAGTCACATACGTTACTAAAAAAACACTGTGATAAACACGGACTTAAAATCCATAAGTTTTTAGAAAAACTTATATTAGAAAAATGTAAAGAAAGTAAGGATATCTACGGAGAGGATTAAACCAACTTTGCAGTAAAATCTACTTTAGCAATTTCCCCCGCAGTCTCTTTAGTAACTTCAATCAAAATAGTATCTGAAGTATTAAGTTGAATTCTGTTCAAATCAGAACCATAAAAATTACCATTGATGTAAACATCGAAGGTATCGACATTAAGTGTTGCGTCTAAATTTAAATCGATTCTGTAGTCAATAACATCACTCAAAGAAGTGTTTCCTGAAGTGTATAAAAAATTAAAAGGAAATTGGTCGGGATTCGGGGGTGATGGTTTTCTATGTTTGTTAGCGGACAACTGTGTGTCTACTTCATATAATTGTAGAACCCTACTAACGGCAGGTTTAACCTTGAATTCTTCCTCGTCAATCAAATAACCTAACATAGTAAAGTCATAACTTTGAACATAAAATTTTCTTTTTTCTAAATCCAAAGTTGATTGGTCAGTGATATTCGTATTGATGATTGGTACGTACTGTCCTTTGATAAAAGTATATGCTTGTCTCGATGCGAATGTTTGTAATACATTTTTATTGAATGTATTAAGTTCTCTCATACGGTTACAAATAATTTTTACCTGATAACTTATATCAACAGGTACGGGCTGAGGAATAGTATAAACATCATAACCCTTCATATTTCCATTCCAAGTTGGAACCGTTGCATAATAAAATTGTTTTCTTACAGGAATTGTATATTGTGTAGAAGGATTAGTTCCGTACTTTACTTCAGGTATTCTAACAACTGTTACAAACGGTGGAAGAACGTTAAAGTCAGGGTCTTTGAAATTCCAAGTTTCTGTAAACTGAGACCAATTCTGAGTTGTTATAATTTTGTCAACAACAGGAACTTTTTGTCCTGCAACTATCGTCTCCAATTCCGTCTTAACAAAGTCGAGCATACCTTGGTCCAAGTCAGCGTGCAATACTGACTTTGGCAAATAAGTCCCATCTTTGTTGATGTATTCCAATAATTCTTCTCTTCTCGCAGAAAGAATCTTCGGTGGAACTAAATCAATACTCGGTTTTACTTGTTTAGGAAATGCCATTAGTTACCATTAAATTCATTTATGTTTACAGGAGTAGCAATAATGGTCCTGTAAAAAGGTTTATATCCACCATAGGTATGCCTATTGTCTGAAACCACCCTTCCGTCATCTGCAACAGAATAATATCTAACTTTACTTTCAGTTTCATAATAACCTATATAATCACCCATCATTATGTCGACACCAAGTTCATCCAAATAAGATTGATAAACTGAGAACTTCATATTACCTGGTTCATTCTGTTCGATTCTACTACCACCCAAATAACCAGCGGTCGGAGCCAAAATTTGAACTAAACCTTTTACCTCAACAGGTGCTAAGAAATTAATACCACCCTCTAAAGCTTCACCATACACATCATCGTTTCTTGTCTTGTATCTATCAATACGGTAAAGTATCACAGTAAAATTCATATCCCCCTCGAGCCACTCTTGACCCATAGAAATATCTAAGGCATAATCTTCACCACCAAAAAATTTACCAAGTCTTGTAATCGGGACTAGTTTATCGGTCATATTGATAAATACCAATATTCTGATTATTATTACGTAAAGTATATCTGAATGTCAGTGCCTATGACTATAGAAAGTAAAGCTATAAAAATTTTGGAGGAATATCAGGGGGCGAACAATTACATCCTGAATCTAAAATCTAAATTAGAAAAAAACCCAAAATTTTTTCCAACAAGGAGCCAATGTGATTACATTTTTACAAATAAAGATGTTGTACCTAAGGTTGCTCGTAAATGGGTTCTTTTGGATTCTTACTTTGCTCAGAAGCTAGCGGATGAAAAATTCCTAATGACAATTCCTGAAAAAATTTGGATTGAAAAACTTTTATCCGAAACTGACAAGGCATATCACATATGGGGGAAATTTGGTGATAATCAGGACCTACACGACATATGGGTTCCCAAAGTTGCGATTATAAAAGACAATAAAGTCGAAATTGAAAAAATTGATTATTCAAAATACAAACACCGTCCACCTTTAGAACATCAAAAGGTTGCAATTGAATCTTTGTTAAAAAACAAAAAGTTTATTTTGGCTGATGATATGGGACTTGGTAAAACCACATCAACAATCATCGCGGCGTTGGAGACAGGTGCTAAAAAGATTTTGATTATTTGTCCAGCGTCTTTGAAGATAAACTGGGAGAGAGAATTTTGGTTGTATTCGAACAAAAAAACTTTTGTTTGTGATGGTAAAAATTTTTCTGATGATGCAGAAATATTGATTATGAATTATGACATCATCAAAAATTTTCACGACCCTAAGGACAAAACAAATTCAAAAATTTTCAATTCAAATATTGATTTGGTAATCATAGATGAAGCTCACTATATTCAAAATGTTCAGGCACAAAGAACAAAATTAATCAATGATTTAGTTAAAAACGTTGAAAGGTTGTGGTTACTAACAGGAACACCAATGACCTCAAGACCAATTAATTATTT